TCTTCAAAGTCCAAAACATAAGCTACTTTTGCAAGTTGCTCAATGTAGGACAATGCGTCAGGTAAGTCATCGTGTACTAGTTTGTTTGGAAATTGAAACAGTTGGTCTAGGAACTCGTTGTTCCAATCACCCTTGTTAAGCGTAACGTAACCGTTCTCAAAGCGACCTTGTAGTGCCCATACGACACGATCTGTCTTCTTCTTGTTACCGTGTGTTAGTTCGTCAACCCTAAAGAAAGTTTGTGTTCTCTTCATTATGTCGCTGAGGTAGGGCATTACCGCTTGGCGTGCAATACCCTTTTCAATACCAACTGCTATGGGTTCGTACTTCTTAACAGCATCAAATATTTTTTTAGCTGTTTCTTTAACGTCCCAACGCCCGTAGATAATCTCTGCTACCCACCAACCCTGCTCGTTGGCTTTAACAATAGCCATAGCAGTAGAGTCAAGGCGAGTGTTTTTAACACCCTTACTCCCATCTTCCTCAAAACCCGCTAAGTCAACTGCAATGTAGAAGTCACCCTCTTTAGGTTCTTTTTCCTCAAATTTTACCCACTCTTCTTTAAACAATTCTCCACCAGCCGCTTCAAAAGAAGCCATAAACTCTTGGCGAAAGCTAAAAGATGACATACTCTTTTTTGCAGCCTCGATTTCTTTTGGATCAAGTAAAGGGTTATCGAAAGAAGTAAAATGAAATGACTTAAATGTCTCATCCTCGTTTTTTAAGCCGTATTGGTATAAGTCATAGAAGTGGTTGCGTCCCATTGGCGTACCAATGAACATAGCTTTCCCCTTCAAGTCAGCTAAAGCAGGGCGTAAGATTTGTTCCCACACCATTGGCTTCATGTCTGCGTATTCGTCAAGTACTAGAAACTTTAAAGAAACACCTCGCATTGTTTCTGGTCGGTCAGCGCCCTTGAGACTAATTGTAGCGCCGTTAATAAGTTTAAGTTGCAAGTTGTTAATGTGACTTCCTGTAATAACAGAGTGTCCCACCTCTAACAAAACTTGCCACATAATATCACGAGCTTGTCCCTGCGTAGGAGCCACATAGAATACATGACCCCTTTCGCTTTGTAGCGCTTCAACTATTAAGCGGTAAGCTGCTAATCTACTTTTACCTGTTCTACGACCTGCCGCCACTACGTGAAATCGTGTATCATCTGCCCACACTGTTTGCTGCCACGGTAAGAGCTCAATTTTTAAATCACTCACTGAATCCCTTTAAGGTATATTGTTTTTTTACCTTCTTTTGTAGCTGTGAGAACTTGGCTATTATTCTCTCCCTCTTCAAACGAACAATGTACCCAGCCGCTGTTAGGCTCTCCCTCTTTGTAGAACTCTAATATTAATTGTTTAAAGATTAAATTATCTTGTATCCAAAGAGCCAGTTGTTTATTGTCTAGCTCCGGCACTTCAAAGTCTGCTGCAAAACCATTACAATGATCGGACTTGGTACTACCTCCTATAGCTTTGTTAAGCTCTGGAGATCGGTAGCCACTACTTACAGTAACAGCCCCATGAGAGTTCCTGACTTTCTGTAAGACCATGTTGCACAGACTAGTGAGGTTGGTGATAACGGCCTCTGAGGGGCTGTTGTCAATACCAAGGCGAGTAGCTGTTTGACTTTTAACAAGCTCAGCCACTGAAAAATTCTTACTTAACTTCATTTAAATTTCTTTTCTAGTACTTTTTCGAGGAGACCCCGGAGTCCATAAATAACCACTACCATACCGATAATGATATACTGATACCACTGAGGCATCTGAGCCATAACACCAAACCCAGCTAAGGCATAACTTTCAAAGCCGGGAATGAAAGCCATTATCATTGGGATTAGAAAGACTACAAGAATAATCTCGTCTTTCCAACTCTTAGACATGTTTTCCATAGCTAGGCGGTCAAGATCGTAATTCTGGTCTTGTGCCGATGCCTGACGGTCAGCGGTGGCTTTGATAGTGGTAATCTCAGCCTCCGTCTTGGCTTGAGCTATTTTCTGTTTATTGTCTAACCAGTTACCGCCTATCTTTACCAATGTTGTTAGTAGTGGTATCATATTGTAGGCTCGAATCCAGTGGTGTTTAAGTCCATAGGTTGTTGAGATAACTCCCTTGTCCTACGGTTGGTTTCCTTCTGATCTTTAAGCGCAAACCCGTAGGCTTCGTCCATTCTTCGTTCTATGTGCGGCTTACCCGGCTTAAACCACATATCAGTAAGAGCTTGTGTTATTTGCCTGTAATCACCTGTTTCAATTATATCTCTTAGCTTTGCAGCGTTGCCATAACCTATTTCTTTTCTGTTATCTCCATAGATGGTATCCATGAAGTAGTTAATCTGGTTCTGGGCGCTGTCTTTGTATGCGTTTAAGCCTAGGTATTTATTATAGTTACCTAACTTACCTTTAGGGTCAAATTGTAATAACCCTTTGGCTGGCGCAGACGCACCACGCTGTTGTTGCTTGTGGTCAAAGGAGTTGCCTGTTTCAACCGCTATGTTAGCCAAGAGAGCTATCTGTGCCGCCTTGGGTAAACCTGTATCCCTAACCAACCGTTCAACATCTTTTTTATTTTTGTTCATAGGGTATATCCTCTGCTTCATTATCTGAGCCAACAATACTGACTGATTCGCCAACACCACTGATGGTAATGTTAACAGAAGGACGAGCGCTGCCCATCTTATCTTTGTCAAAGTAGGACATTGGAAGCATCCTATCAACCAATAGTTTCCACGCTGCTGCTTGGTTTTTATGTTCATCATCTAAGGCGGCATCCAAAATAGCGTCTAACACCTTGCGGCTCTTAGGGCTGTTCATCAAACGAGCTTTAAACTCTTCAATTGCGTTTGCATCCCCTTTAGGTCTTCCTACGGGTTGCTTACGGGCTTCAACTAGTGATGCCTTTGAGGGTCTTCCTCGCTTTGTTGTTTGAGTTTTTAGACTCGCTTGAGGGTTTTCCATAACTGGTTCCTTACTATATAGACCGCTTGAGCTTCTTCCTATATAGGGCTATATAGTTAAACTCAAGCATTCTATATAACTATATAAACTATGAACCTCAAGCAGACTAAATTCAAACCACTTAACGTCATACCCTATATAGTTCACAGTATACCACACTTTTCTCTTTTTGTCAAGTGTTTTCTTCACTATTTTAAGGTTATTTTTAGGGGTCGCTTGAGGGCTAGTCTACTGTTCTGTCGCAATCGTCGCCCTTGACCTCGACAGACGACAATTCCTTTAACCTGTCCCTAGTTAATCTTGGAGGCTTGGTTAATTCCTTTTAGTATCAGCTGCTTAGGTGTTATAGTCTATATAGGAATGATTCGTATTAAAGTCTAAATTACCCCTATTTTGTATCTGGGTGGGTACTACAAAGATAAAGCACCGACGAACCCTCCCCCCGCCCCTGTTTAAATAGTAGCGAAGCGACATCACAGGCTAGCTAGTTGGTAGCGTATCGACACCACAGTCTTGTATAAGACATAAGAGTGAGGGTCTAAGTGGGTGGCTATACAGCCACCACAGCCACCACAGCCACCAACCACCAAGCTATAGAGACACCTACCAACCAAGCTATATAGCCTGTTGTATTTAAATCACAGGGGAAACTACCTAGTAAATAAACCTTGACAGCCATTGAAACCCTGCTATACTTGATACATAGGCAGGCAATCATGCAGGTCTATCTAACCAAGACAAGGTAACACATCATGAAATTCGTTAAAGCATTAGACATTCATTCATTAACTGACAACGAACGCGCAGCCCTCCAAGTTGGGCAGTGGGTATACGCTGGAGATAAGAGCGCAAAGGGTAAGTTTCTAGGGGTTACTAAGGGAGGGTCTGTAGTTGTGGCTTGGCACGGTAGCGCAACACGTAAAGGCAACAAGCCAAACGAATACTATAGGGCGCTGCGTGACTATGCACTAGCACGATAAGTCTTCACAATGACCCTATACACTATGGGGTCATTGATGAGGGTTTATAATAACCTTTTACAGGCAATATTGCCACCTAACCTAGACAAGGTACATCATGCGTAAAATTGAAACTCTAATGCTCTCTACAATCCACCGTAAAGAGTCCAAGTCATTTGCTAACACAACCGTGCAGTACTTGTGCGCGTTAGCCGAACCCATGCACTCACGCATAGAGCACGCCAAAATATTCCTACACGGCCACCATATCGCCACGTACAACTACGGCTCTGCTGTCATGTGCCACAACCCAGTTACTCTGGCGCAATATCCTACGCGCACAACTAAATCACGCCTACGCGCACTGGGTATTAATGTCTATACTAAAAATTGGACAACCTACGTTAACGGTAAGGCGGTATAATATGAGCAAGGTTACAGAATTCGTGGGCTTTGCCTTTATCGTCATTATTGGCGTTATCGGTTTGGCTGTGTATTTTGATGTGTTAGTACAAGGGGTATGAAATGAAACGATACGAAATACAAACAAGCTCATTTTGTGACGGGTTTGTCAACATGTGGTCAGACGACAACGAAGACCCCATTACATGGGCAACATGGGGTGAGGCATACATTGCACTGACTATGCACCTAAGTGATGACAAGTGGCTTGACCCCAACAGCTACAGGGTGGCTGAGGTGGCGGCATGATTAATACTACATACCTAGGGTTTGGTAACCTTAAAGGGCTTAAAGTTGTTTATGAGTATCTAGACAACGATGAGGGTGAAACGTGGTGCGAAGCCCTAGAAATATGGCTTGGCGATCAAAACATGATTGATTATCTAAATGATGAGGTTATTCAGTCGCTTGAACGTCAATGTATTTATATTAGTCAAGGGGGTGAGTAGTGTACTACATACAAATTAGAACAGCGTATGGCTGGCACCGTTATGGTGCAGACAACTACTCCTCTCTGCTAGTGTCTAAGCTAAGAGTGCAGATGCATGTTGATGATGCGGCAGAGACGGGGTTGATACGCACACGGGGTATTTTTAGAATTGTAAAAGTTAAACCAAAGTAAAGCTTTAACCCTTGGGCGTTGATGCGCTCAGGGGCTAGCGTTTTTGCTAGGTTATCGGAGTTATTATGATTTACAAACAATTCAAAATTGGCACATCGTTCAAAACTGTCGAACGTGTTGAGATTATTGAAGGTGGCAAAGTCAAAGGGGCGTTCCTGCGCCGCGTTAAGACTCATTATTTGGTTAACCCTACCACGGGTATCACTCGCACGGTTAAGAGCCAGCACGCGGCTAAGTGGCGCGTTACAAGGGCCATTACACTAGCTAACAAAGCCATGAGCTTAGTCTAAGGGGTTACCATGCTTGATGATCTAATACTAAAAAGCGCGGGCCGCTTTGTCACTGTCACCTTTACCAAGAAGTCAGGGGAAGTTAGAACCTTGACGGGCCGTATGGGTGTCACTAAGCACTTAAAGGGTGGGGTGTCAACGCTTGATGCGGATAAGTTTATAACCATATTCGATGTCGTCAATAAGGGCTACAGGGCTATAAACAGGGAAACCATCAAAAGCGTAACCCTTAACCATGAAACGCATGTTTAACGTGTCTCTAGTGGTGGCGATGGCTTTGTTGCTGTCGCTGTCTCATTATCTAAATTAAAGGCTTATATGCTATCGCACAATTTATCAGTTAAGGGTTATGTAAATGAAGAGTTTGGAGCTGACCCAGCCGTTACCCTTACCATAGCATCAATCATCACCTTAGAGGAGCTAGAAGGTATCTTAGAACCTATTAGAAAGTCATTCAACAACATGGGTGAGAGTCTAAGCTTTGACGTTACGTTCAGGGAGATCGACACATGATAGAATATGACCCAGTAAAGCGCATCAGGGTGCGTGAGTTAAAAGAGGGTGATGAGTTTACATGTATTGAGTTTATAAGGGTACGTGTGACAAAGGTAGGATCAATGGAGGTGCAGTTTAAAAACCTTCACAATCATCAGGACTTTACACGCCATCAGTTTTCAACTTTGCCCATTTCAATAGAAACCATGCCTGAAAGGTTTAAAGATGTACGAGATTAGAACCGTATGGACTAACATGGTGGTCTATCGCACTACCGAGAGGGGTAACGCTACCTATTGGCTGGAAGAGAATAACCAAGAAGGGGTCTTTAAACTTGTAAAGGCGGCTAAATTATGTTAATATTTGCTGGGGCTATTTTGTTTATAATTTTAATGGGGAGTTTAGAATGAGATGCACTTGTTGTAATGTAATTTTAACGCCTTTTGAGTCCACGATGAGGAAAGTTAGCGACAACTCTTTCCTTGACATGTGTGAGGGATGCTTGAGTTATGTGTCCGATGATGTTAAAACATTAACCCGTGAAGACTTGAGGGCAGAGGTTGGCATACATCTTGCTGACTATATAGACATAGATGATAAGAGAGATATACATGATTAACGTGCTTGAGGGGGATACTAAAGAGGATACACTTGAGGACTACATAGAGGCAGCAGCATATTACACAATGCACGATGCTCATGAGTTGATTCAAGCGGTTGGTTTAAGAGAGTTTCTTGTAGCGCTCTATCGTGAGAAACAAGCGCGACAACTTACAATTGACGAACTAGAAGCAATGCAGGTGCTACACGACAACTGGGAGTTGTAATGGCCTTTAAGAAGATACATCAACCATGCCCCGACTGCGGAGGCACTGACCCACTAGCTGTTAACGAGGATGGCAGTACCAAGTGTTTTAACTGCGGGTCTTATAAACGAGGCGTAGAGGCTTCAGAACCCTTTACCCATACCCATGTAGCACCTACCCCAAACAAAGCTGTTGTGGGTCGATTTGATGCCTTTGTAGCGGGTTTCCCAGCTAGGAGGTTAACCACAGCCACCATGCGAAAGTATGCGGTGGAGCAAACGAGTGAGGGTCAGGTGTTATTCCCCTACCACGACAAGGTAGGTAAGTTTGTCGCATTAAAGATAAGGGGTGCAGATAAGACATTCAAAGTTGAGGGCGAGTGGAAGGGTGCTACGCTGTTCGGTCAGGATAAGTTTCCAAAGGGTGGCAAGGTAGTCACGATAACTGAGGGTGAGTTTGATGCGTTAGCTGTTTACCAAATGACTGGTGTGCCATCTGTCAGTATTCGCACGGGTGCTCAAGGTGGGTTATCTGACTGTAAGGCGGCGTTTGAGTGGCTAGACTCGTTTGACAAGGTGGTTATATGCTTTGACAACGATGAGGCTGGTTTGGAGGCAACCAAGAAGGTAGCTGAGTTGATTGGGTCTAAGGCGTGTATGTTTAGGCATATAAACGACTACAAGGATGCGTGCGACTGGCTGCAAAATAAGAGTGAGGCACAGTTTAATAACGCATGGGTGGGTGCTGAGGCTTACAAGCCGGAAGGTATCGTCACTGTTACTGACATCAAGGAGAGGTTACTAGCCCCTCCTGTAGCTGGTGTGCCTTGGTGCTTTGACACACTGACAGAGGTAACCTACGGTAGGCGTAAGGGTGAGTTGTATGCGTTTGGGGCTGGTGTTGGGGTAGGTAAGACTGACGTGTTTACACAGCAGATTGCCTATGACATTGACAAGCTGGGCTTACGGGTCGGTGTTATCTACCTTGAGCAGAATGTGGTAGAGACAAGTCAACGTGTGATGGGTAAGCTGGATAAGAAGCTGTACCATGTGCCTGATATGAACTGGACACGAAAAGAGTACGAAGATAGTGTTGATAGGTTAGAGGCAAGAGACCAGCTATACATGATGGAGCACTTTGGTGCAATGGGATGGCGTAGTATTAAGACTATCATTAAGTTCTTTAAGAAGGCTTATGACATAGACCACATCTACCTTGATCACCTCACTGCACTGTCAGCTAATGAACAGGATGAGAGGCGAGCGCTGGACGGTATCATGGCAGACATGGCTAGTTTGGCACAGGAGCTTGGTATTATCATTCACTTTATCTCGCACCTGACAACACCTGAAGGTAGCGCCCACGAAGAAGGTGGTCGTGTGTTAGAGAAGCACTTTACTGGGTCACGAGCGATTGCAAGGTGGAGCCACTATATGTTTGGGTTGGAGCGCAACAAACAGCACACCGACCCAGTTAAGCGCCAAACAACCACGTTTCGTGTGTTAAAAGATAGGTTTACCGGACGTGCAACTGGGGTTAAATTCGGCTTGCAATACAATCAAAAGAATGGTATACTGACCGAATCAGTAGACCTTATGGAGGATGACAACATATGACAACAGAAGAGATAACCACTCGCATTGACGAGTTTGTAAAGATGATGGATGACTTAGTGCTTCCATACCCACCCTTGGACTTGTTTGCTGCCTTGGACACCTTAGAAGAGTTGGCTACAGGGATAAAGAAGGGTGAGATAACCGCCACATGGGAAGGCGAGGTATGACTAAACAACTGCGAGACTTGAGCGCTATAGGGGATAACAAGTTGGACTGGCATATGTGCAGGCAGGGTGTTATAATTGACAAGCAGGTACTCATTGCAAAGTCTAAAAGTAGATGGAAGAAGTTAGGCGATCTCGACTGGCATTCCTACTACGGCTTAGATGCCTTGTGTAAAGCCATTATTAACAACTCATTGGAACAGTATGCAGACGAGCAAGACTTTAAGAACAGTAGGAAGATACTTGCAACAGTGGTAAATAACTCACGAACGAGGGTGACACATGAATGAAGAAACGATTAAGGGTGACTGCTCAGTGTCACTGATACGAGACAATGAAGACGGTAGTTCAGACTACCAATGCAACTTTCCACCAGAGGCGTTAGAGGCACTGTTAAGACTGGGCATATTAACAGCTATAAAGGCGGGGATTGAGGAAGCTAGACACCTAAAGCCTGACACATGAACCCCGAAGCTTGTTATAGGGCCGCAGAACCAGACTTAGTGTGGGTTCAAATAGAATGTGTAGAGGATGTTATTTTCTTATATGACAAAGCACCCATTGTGCTTAACTGGTTGACTTATTTTACTTAAAGGATTGTTATGACTTATGAAGAGTTCTCAGCGGTATATGATTCGTATGGCAAGAAACAAACAGAGCTAGAAGCATGTGTTAAAGAGTTCTTTGAGGAGTACTTAAATTACGCAGAGGAGAGTGATAGTGGTAAGATGTTCCACCCCATTACTGTTAGTTGCTGTAGGGCAATGATGACAGAACCGCTTAACAACTTGTTGGCTAGGATGGCTGAGTTGTCAGGTGCTAAACCAAAGGAGAATTATGACTAAAGATATAACAGAAACACTAGGCCAACGTGAAGGGCGCTATGGCGAGTATGTACACGTAGCGGCAACAGCACAAGAGCTAAAAGACATATTGCGCCGTGGGCATAGTTGGGGTATAATGGAGGCGTACATGCAAGAGAGCTTGGACTTGATAGCCAACAAACTGGCACGTATTGTTAACGGTGACCCCTTCTATGATGACAGTTGGCATGACGTAGCTGGGTATGCTAAACTAGTGGAGATTGAATTAGCTAAAGGGAAGTAATGCCTACTTTGCGAAGGCTGATAAAACTGAGTTGGGTACGGTGGTTAGAGATAATCACCTGCCTACATATTATTGGCAACACATGGAGACAGTGGTGAAAAAGGATTTAACAAAGGAAAATAATGCTAGTCGATGACTACAATACACTTATATGCCCCTCCTGTGGAGAAGGCTTTTTACATCAAATTAAAGTAGATGTGTTTGAACGAGATGAGGACGCTCAAGAAGTCTTACATGTACAAGTGGGTGAAGCAAAGATTGTTAAATCAGTAGTTGTTAACAACGATATGTCTACAAACCCTAGCTTACGGCGACAAGGCTTAACTATTTCTTTTAGCTGTGAGACGTGCGAGGCATCCCCTAAGTTAGATTTTGCACAACACAAAGGCTCAACACTTGTTAGTTGGAGGGAATATATGTGAATTTAGTCCTCGACATCGAGACAGATAGCAAGCAATCTAAGATTTGGATGTGCTACACACATAACAGCGAGACAGGTGAATATATATGTCACAGAGAACCAGCTACACTCATACCCTTAATAAACAAAGCCGACAGGCTGATAGGGCACAACTTGATAGGCTTCGATGCGCCAGTGCTCAACAGACTCTGGGGGACGAAGATTGGCTTGAAGAAAGTGAGAGATACCTTGATAATGTCAAGGCTACTCAATCCCTCTATCGAAAACGGGCACAGTTTAGCAGCGTGGGGCAAGAGGCTGGGGAATAACAAGGTTGAGTACACCCGTATCTGGCACTGGATGAAGGGTTTGCAGTTTGATAAGGATAGTGTCGTTGCTTATGATTACCCTATGGAGAACCTTAACAAGTTTTATTGTAAGCAGGACGTGGCGGTGACAGTTGAGTTGTACAAGTATCTGGATGAGCAGTTAGCAGAGTGGGGTGAGAGTGTGCAGCTTGAGCATGATGTTGCTGCTATCCTCCACAAACAAGAAAGGCATGGGTTTAAATTCGATGAGAATAAAGGTAGGGTATTACTGGCACAGCTTTCAAGTGAAGTTGCTGATATTGAAGGTGAATTGCAAGCTACGTTTCCACCAATTGTTGAAGAGAGGATAAGTGAGAAGACGGGTAAAACGTTAAAGGATAGGGTAACCCCGTTTAACCCCGGCAGCAGACAGCAGATAGCTGAGAGGCTTGCTACTCTTGGTGTTAAGTTTACGCAGGAGACTGAGAAAGGCAGTACAATTATTAACGAGAAGGTGCTTGAGGGCATAGAGTTACCAGAGGCTAAACTAATAGCTAGGTTCCTTATGTTACAGAAGCGTATCTCGCAGGTTAGTAGCTGGTTTGAGGCGGTTCAAGCGGATGGTAGGGTGCACGGTAGGGTGATAACCAACGGTGCTGTGACAGGGCGTATGACGCACCACAGCCCTAACATGGCGCAAGTACCCTCAAGCGCGTCTGAATACGGGTCTGAATGTAGGGAGTTGTGGACTGTGGAGGCTGGAAACAAGCTGGTGGGTGCAGATGCTAGTGGGTTGGAGCTACGGATGTTAGCCCATTACATGCAGGATTTGCGTTACATCAAGACAGTTTGTGAGGGTAAGCAGGAGGATGAGACAGATGTGCATACAATGAACATGAAGGCGGCTGGGCTTACAAGTCGTAATCAAGCCAAGACATTCATTTATGCATTCCTGTATGGTGCTGGGCCGGGTAAGATTGGGTCTATTATTGGTGGTTCCTCTGCGGATGGACACAAACTTATGACTCGCTTCTTACGTAATACACCAGCTCTTGAGTATTTAAAGGATGAGGTCGTAATACCTGCGTCAAAGAAGGGATGGGTCAGAGGTTTAGATGGTCGTCATATTATGGTACGGTCAGAACATGCTGCCCTAAACACTTTGTTACAGGGTGCAGGTGCAATAGTTATGAAAAAAGCTTTGGTTATATTGCACGAAAGGTTAAAACGTGGTATAATAAACGCTTCATACTGTGCGAATGTACACGATGAATTGCAGATGGAAGCCCCGCAAGAGGAAGCAGAGCGTGTTGGTAAGATGGCAGTACAGGCAATTGAGGATGCAGGTAAGCACTTCAATCTGCGCTGCCCTTTAACAGGAGAATATAATGTAGGAAACAACTGGAAGGATACCCATTGATAGAAAACACAGATTTGGAAACTGTATTGGATGGTGCTGATAGTATCATTATCATTACAGAGAAGGAGGGCGTGGTTCGCCTTACCTTTAACCATGAGATGGATGAGATGGAGGTGCTGGACATACTAGCACTTGTAACATCAGAATTTTACGAAATTGCCGAAGAAGGCAAACCAACGGAACACTAAGGATTATTATGACAGATGCAGTAAAAGTTAAAGCGGACATCATGTGGGCATACTTGGACAAAGTTAACGACATGAGCGGTAAGTTTCAGGTTGACTTGTGTAACTTATCAGAGAAAGCGTCTGAGGCGCTACAAGACCTTGGCTTAGAGGTTAAGTTTAAAGAAGGCAAGGGTAAGTATATTACTTGCAAGAGCACTCGTCCTATCCACGCTTATGATGACGGTGGTTCTCAGATTGGGGGAACAGTTGGTAATGGGTCGAAGGGTGTCGCACTTGTTGGTTCATACTCATGGGCATACCAGAAGAAGCAGGGAACCTCTCCAGCCCTCAAGCGACTCGTCATTACAGATATGTTGGAGTATCTTGGCGCACCAGTGGGTGATCTTGTCTCTGAAGACGATTTACTGTAAATGATAGCGCTGATCGATAGTGATATTCTTTGCTACCGAGTAGGCGCTGTTACTGAAGAAGAAAACGAGAGCACAGCTATCGAGATGATGGCTGTGTATCTTGAGGATATGTTAATGTTTGATCTGTTAGACTGCGAGGAGCACGAGTTATTCCTCACTGGTAAACAGAACTTTCGATATGACATAGCAGTAACAGCACCCTATAAGGGCAACAGGAAGGACAAAGCGAAGCCAAAGCACCTTCCTATCCTACGGGAATACTTACAGAAGGCATGGGGAGCTACAGTTAGTGAGGATCAAGAAGCTGATGATGATGTCGCCATACGAGCAACAGAGCTAGATGGCGAAGGACTCATCGTATCAATTGACAAAGATTTTTTACAGGTTCCGGGATGGCACTACAACTTTGTGAAGAAGGTGAAGAAGGAAGTAACACCAGAGGAAGGGGTGCGGTTCTTTTACAAGCAGATATTGATGGGGGACTCAGCGGACAACATCAAGGGAATGCATCGTGTGGGCGAGGTAACTGCGACAAAGATGCTTGCCAAGTTAACTACGGAGAAAGAGTTTTATGCGTGTTGCTTGGAGGCAATGGGTGCAGAACGTGTATTGGAAAACGGTAGGTTATTGTGGCTACGCCGCTCAGCAAATCAAATGTGGGAACCACCTAATGAAAAAGAATGAATTTAAGTTAGCAGGAATGCAGTGGAAGGTTATCGATACTGATATGCCTGATTTAGGGTGCTCTCTTCCTGATACTTGTACTATTCTTTTAAGTAGTAAGCTAAAAGACCAAGAGCGAGATGTAACCCTGTTACATGAAGTTGTTCATGCTATCCTCTTTACAATGGGTGAACGTGAACATGATGAGCGATTCGTAGAGGGGTTTGCACAGTTGTTATACCAGTATGAGCAACAGAGAGTATAACAACGGCGAGTGGACTGAGGCGAGGTTTCGAGCGTTTATAATCTCTGCCCTGCGTGCCTACATGAAGCGCTTCCCACCTAAGTGGAAGGCTTTAAAAGAAGCATCGATAGGCAGGGCTATTAACAAGAGGTCGGGACGGTTGGCTGAGCATTACGAGTGTGCTGGTTGCAAGGATACCTTTGTTGCGAGGGATGTACAAGTGGATCATATTGAACCCGTTGTATCCCCTCAGGAGGGCTTCCAAGACTGGTGGACATATATGAACAGGCTCTACTGTGAAGCTGAGAACTTGCAGGTGTTGTGTAAACCATGCCACAAGGATAAGACAAACGTAGAGCGTAAAGAAAGGTTTAAGAAATGAAAGTTAGTTTGGTGTGGGTTACCCCCGATGCAGAGGAAAAGGTAGCGTACATGGCTCGTGTGTCGAATCCGGGTAATCAGGATAACAAGGAGACAGCGCCTAAGCTGCTACGTTACCTGATGAAGAACAAGCATTGGTCACCCTTCGAGATGGTTAACATCTGTATGGAGATTGAGTGTACACGAGACATTGGACGACAGATTCTAAGGCATAGGTCGTTCAGCTTTCAAGAGTTTAGTCAAAGGTATGCTGAGGCTTTAGACATGACCTCAAGCGAGGTTAGGTTACAAGATGAAAAGAACCGACAGAACTCTTTACCTACTGAAGATAAAGAGCTACAACGGTGGTGGGATGAGATGCAACTTAGTCTTATAGCGCAAGCTAGAGGGGTCTACGGCGCTGCTCTGAACAATGGGATAGCCAAGGAGGTAGCCCGTAAGATTTTACCAGAGGGTTTGACAATGAGTCGTATGTATATGAATGGGACGCTACGCAGTTGGATGCATTATGTTGACATCCGGTGTGACGAAGCAACCCAGAAGGAGCATAGAGACATTGCAGATAAATGTAAAGCAATTTTAACTACACACTTTCCTAGTCTATATGGAGAAACAAATGGCAAATAAACAGTATTACCACTTTAAGAAAGAGCAAACAGAAGCTAACGTGTCGTCCAAAGCAGAGCATCTATACATATGTGAAGAAGATGCACGTTGGGATGATGTGATTCGACAGTTTGCTGCCTTCCTAGACTCCTGCGGATATGTAGGGGTGTATGAAAAAGTAGATGTAATGCTTGAGAAAGTATGGGAGGATTGATGAAAATACTAGTAATACCAGACTGTCAGGTTAAACCGGGAATACCGACAGAACATCTTGAGTGGGCAGGTAAAGCCATCTGTGATTATCGACCTGACGTTGTGGTTAACATAGGAGACTTTGCTGATATGCCGTCCCTATCAACACACGATAAGATTGGTAGTAAGTATTTTGAAGGTAAACGTTACAAGGATGACATTGCGTATGCGAAGATTGGTATGGCAAAGATGCTTAAACCTTTACGAGACCTTCAAAGAGTACAGAAGGAGACAAAGCATAAGGTATATAAACCGAGGATGATTCTAACAATGGGAAACCATGAACATAGAATCAATAGGGCAGTTAACAATAATCCTATGTTAGAGGGAGTTATCTCGACTGCCGACTTAGATTATGAAAAAGATTGGGAAGTATATGAATTTCTTAAACCTATTTTTATTAATGGTGTTGGTTTCAACCACTACTGGCCTGTTGGTGTTATGGGGCGACCTGCTAGTACTGCTAGTGTTATCGTTAATAAGCTTCACATGTCTTGTATTGCAGGGCATCAACAAGGCAAGCAAGTGGCTTATGGCAAGAGGGCAGACGGAACCGCCATCTGTGGTATAATAGCTGGAAGCTTCTACCTACATGATGAGGATTACATGGATCAACTAAGTAACAAACATTGGCGTGGCCTAGTCATGTTAAATGAAGTGGAAGATGGGGCGTTCGATGAGATGTTTCTGTCGATGAACTACCTACAGAAAAAATATGCTGACCCTGCTTGATATTTGTGATAAACTAGAGCGCTTAGACGAGGTAACAGTGTTGGAACTACTTGACATACGTAGTGCTGACATTGTTGCCAAGTTTATGGATGCTATTGAAGAACGTGCCGATTACCTAGAGGAAATATTGGATGACAATTGAGATGAACAACAAGGAAAAAATGACAACAGATAACCTACCCAGCCTACGTGCACAAGTTATTACACGCCGCACCTACAACCGTCCATTAGAAGAGGGAGGCTTTGAGAGTTGGGAACAGACAGTAGATCGTGTTATAGGTCATCAAGCGTGGCTATGGAATCGTGCAGAAGCAGCCCCTGTTGCCTTAAATAGTGAGCTTGCTGAGCTACGCACCCTGATGCTAGAACGTAAGGTGCTGACATCAGGTCGTACACTGTGGCTAGGAGGCACTGAGGTAGCTAAGAAGCGTGAGGCAAGTCAGTTTAACTGTAGCTTTACCAACATTGAGACGGTCATGGACTGCGTGGATGCTCTATGGCTGCTGTTGCAAGGCTGTGGTGTGGGTTTCCGACCTATTGTTGGCCAGTTAACGGGATACCAGAAACCAATCCCTAAGCTGACCGTTAAACGTAGCGAGAGGACTAACAAAGGCGGTGTGGCACATAACGAGGAGACCTTTGATGCAGCAACAGGAGTGTGGACAATTAAAGTTGGAGACAGCGCAGAAGCTTGGGCAAAGAGTATTGGTAAGTTGGTTGCCCATAAGTTTCCCGCCACTGAACTTGTACTCGATTTCACCGAGATACGTCCGGCTGGAGACCGACTTGCAGGATACGGCTGGATAAGCTCAGGCGATGAATCCTTATGTAAGGCATACACAGCTATCCATAAGTTGCTTAATCGCCGCTCAGGGTCTCTGCTGACCCGTATGAACATCCTAGACTTAGTTAACTGGATGGGTACTGTGTTGTCATCGCGCCGTAGTGCTGAGATTGCGTTGTTTACGTTTGGTGAAGATGAGTGGGAACAGTTTGCTGTTGCTAAGAAGGACTTCTGGATTGCTAACGAGCAACGTGCTCAGTCTAACAACTCGCTGGTGTTTAACACTAAGCCGTTGAAGTCAGAGCTTGAGAAGATATTTGGTTTGATGGTGGCCTCTGGTGGTTCAGAGCCGGG